CCCAAAAAATCGCCGCCGGCAGCGTAACCGGCCCCCTCGCTCATCCCTCCCGTAATCCCGAGTCCAGCCCCGGCGCCAAGCCCGCCAGCCACACCGCTGCCGCCAGCCAGCTCTGTCGGCAAGCCCACTCCAAGGGTTTCGAGTGCGGTCGCACCGGAACCCATCATCCCGGATAATGCGCCTCCAGCCAAAGGCCCGCCAAACGCCACCAAAGCAGGCATCGCCAGCCCCGCCAAGGCTGAATCCGTGTTCTTGGCCTGCTGTTCCTGTACGACTTCGCCGTTCTGCCCGCGAGATAGCCACGTTTCGCCGGAAGGACTCGAAGGGTCATTTAGGACAATCCTACCATCCGGCATGAAGGTCACCACGCCAAGCCCTGGCACCTGTGCAACGCCGCCTTGCTGTGGAATCGAAGCATCAACCTGGTACTGCTCTGCTGGTTTGTAGCGCATCAGTTCGTCGTAGGTCATAGCGTTACCTCAGATTTCATATTTACAGTACAACGTGAAAGTGTTCCCGCTCGCCGTTTGCGTAGGAAGGTATAACCGAGACGTGGTTACGTCAAGATGGCACACCCCCACCGCCACGTTCGTTGTGTCGTTAGTCATCGTCCCAATGCCTGACAATCCCTTTGCAGCAATCGGCAAAGTAAGATAGTCCGTCCCGGCCACAGACGCTATAGACGTTGCCGCCGAAAAAGATACCTGTACCTCTACGCTTCGCCCAGAGACACGATAGCGGCCCGTATAAGACGTTGCCCCCACCACGGTCAAAGAGCCAAAAACAGGCGTGAAACCCGTCCATCTGTCCATGCTCAACAGGTCATTGAACGACTGGCTTTTCTGGTCGATTTGCAGGTCGTCAAAGACGTTCATGCGCCAACCTCAAAATTGCCCTCAAGCGCTTCGATCCCCATCGGGGTCGAGGCCGCGTTACTGAGCGCCCATGCGCGTTTCCGGCTTGCCCCAAGCCTTGTCGCTCTCGGCCTTTCATCGGATAGGTCCAAGTCGCCCCAGGTCGTCCATGTCTGGTAGTCGTCGTCCGAATAGGATAGCGTTGTCGCCGAGGCGCTTTCTTCCCGGTCGCATACCAATTCCACGTCGCTCCAAAACTTCCGGTGCCTGGTCCCGTGGTCTTGTGGCGCAAGCTGCATCCTCGCAGTGTATGCCACGCCGTCGTCCGTGAAAACCAGAGCCGCGTGATTCATCACATAGACCTTGCCCGACGTGCTTACGTTCGAGATCGCGTAATTAACCATCGTCGTACCGATGGATGTTGACGCAATCGAGGTGGCAAGCGGGGTCGTAGTGGTTTCCTCAAACCAGAAGTTCTCCTCGATGCAGTAGGTATAGACGACGGTCGAAGCCTTGACGCGAACGAAAGAGCGGCCAAAGTAACGGCAGGTCGAAATTGCAATGTTCGATGTTCCGGCTAGGATCATCAACGAGTCCACTTCCGGCGATGAAACTCGCGCAACCGAACCGTCGTACTTGAATACCGACAATCCGCCTTCCGGTGTCGATCCAACCCAGAAGATCGTGTCCGAAATCGCGCCAATCGCAATGGCTGAAATCGCCCCTACTTTGATCGTCTTCGCTACTGCCTTGGCAAACGGAAATGGAGTCGTTCCGGCGTTGTAGAAAAACTGGATTGACTGTGTTCCGAACGCCATGATGAAGTTTCCATGCCTCACGCACCCCACCCCGGCATCAGGGAAGGCGTTTGCCGTGTCAAAACTCGTTGCGGTCCACGCGGTCACGCTGTTCAAATCAGAGGCCCACAGCGCCCCGGTCGTGTCCATGATGCAAGCGTAACCGTCAATGTGGGCAAATGTCCCGGCCAAGGTCTTACCTGCGTTCCCAGGAAAGTCCCCGTCAGTGATCTTCGTCGCCGCACCAGTCGCCGTGTCGTAGTACCACGCGGTATTGTCGGTCGAAGTGATGCAGATCGTCGGCACGTTGGAGCCAACCGTTGTCTCGGTAAGTCCGGTCGCCTTTCCGGTAATCGTCCCTTTGCCAGTGGTCCCGACGTACAGTGTCGAATTAGTCCCGCCGAAGGCCGAGACCACGGAGGTTCCAGAACCCTCGCCAGTCCAAACCAAAACGGAATTCCCAATGCTCCCGGCCTGCGGAGTAGAATTTGTCGCCCATCCCGCCCGTTTAACCGTCTTCAGGCGCTTCTTGCCGTTTATCGGGTCGGAGATAGTCGTCGTAAAGCAGTTGATGAACTTGGCATCTTTCGTCGTCGCCGTGTTCGATTTCCCGGCAATCATAATCCCGGCAATGCCAATACCGGCATAGGCCATGCTCGATCCTAGAGACTGAGCCGTGGAAGTACGCGAGGTGTACGCCCCGGCAAGAGGGATGCGGAATTGCGTCATAGTTCCCCAGGTTCGAAGTATGCGTTAGACACTTCAGGATTCACGCTTCTAGCCATAGCCAACGCTTCCTTGCGGTTTTCCTCCATCGTCGGAGTCCACATCTTCCCGTATGACGGCGCGGAGCGTTTCCCCAATTCAGCGGCCAGAGCCGCGTACCATTCCTGCGGAAAGGCTATGTCATTCGAGGATGAATCGTAGTCTTCGGCAGGGTATAGAACGGTCAGCCGAAGCTGTTTCGTCACGTCCTGCGGCTTCAGGTCAAGCGTGATTCTGGTATTCAGCACGTTCGGTTCAACCAGAATCGAAGTCGGATCGCCCTGGCCGCTCTTGTTGGCAATGGCCTCATACGCTTGGACTGTGCGAAACACGTCAATCGGTAAGTCGTTGCCGTTGCTGTCTCGCAGCACGGCCAGTTCTATTACCGGGAAGTGCTGCGCCCTCGACGTGAACCAATAGACGTAGTTCCCCGCCGCCGCCGCTACGGTCAAGGCGTCTGCAATCGTCATCGTGGTCGAAGGTGTACCGGAGATCGTTGACCACTGGATAGTCCCGTCATCCAACTCGATCCCGACAATATCCGATGCGGTCATCGTGACCGTCGTTCCTGGGTAGGTCGTCGTATCGGTGTTTGACGTGATGCTCAGGGTAGTCTGCCCGATCGCTTCGGCGGCGCTGATCGTCGTTCTGCCGTATTGCGTCGTCGCCCGCGAGTCGGACGATGCAGGCCCCACGGTGTACTGAATTTGGTTTTTCGCAAGGAACAGGGTCACGCGCTGGCGGGTGGAGACTTTCAGCCCTGGCGCAAAATCAGCGGTTCCCTGCCATTGTTTTACGAGGTAGTTAAGCCGACGAAGCATAGTTGCCTTCGCCGCGGCGCTCAGGTCGCTGTATGACTGACCGTCGCCAAGAATCTGCAAATCTTCAAGGGATGTGGTGATGATGTCTTCCGCTGTCGCGGACAGATTCCAGCTTCCAGAAGTCGCCATAGTCAAGCCTTTTCCATGACCGAGGCTATTGCATCCCACATCATGCTGGCACTAATGCTAGCCTGACATAGAGCAGTCCCGGTTGGTTCGTGTTTGTTGCAGTATTCCCATGTCTGATGCAGTTGACGGCAGGGTTGCCTCTCGCATCCTACACCTGACAGCTGTCGAAGGGGAATTGCGTTTTTCCAGTGTTTTGTCAACATTTCCTCGCTGGAATGTGATAAGGTGACAATCTTCGGCGCATCCATCGAACCCGCTGCATTCAGCAAGCCGGTCTCGCTGCCGATAATCAAATCCGCCACTTCCGCAAACGCCATCGATTGCCGTATCGTCCATTCCCCGGACTGGCAATGCACCCTTGGCTCTTTCTCCCATCCGACTTCGAGGATCTTGCACACGTCATCCCCCACCAGGACAACGTGAGTATTGCGCAATTCCAGCATGATTTTCCCGACTACGGCATCAAGATACGGCCATACCTTGTGCCCTGAGCTTCCAGCCAAGGACCATAGGATATTGCGTTTTCCGAACTGCCCCGCCTTCTTCCTCGCCCACGCTCGTTCGTCCAGTGTGGAGTAGAACTTCGGCATGTACGGCGGCGGAACTTCCGCTAGCTCGTGCGTCCATTCCAGGTAGTTCCGGTCCATCATCCTTGCGCGAACAGCATTCGGCCATTCGTGATTCGGACGCCCCGCAATGGCAAGCAGCGTCCCCTCAACAGACTCAGACAGGTTTATCCACTTGTCGTACTTCTTGCGCGTTGTTTCCCAAAACTCAGGGAGCAGATACCCCGGTACCGAGTCCTTTTCTTGCAGGATGAAGCGGTCAATGTGCGGGTCGTTCTTTACCACGTCATAACCAGCACCAGGCTGGCAATATAGCGTGATGTGATAGCCCTGTTCCTTGATCCACGGGAAGATTGAAGATGCCTGAATCATGTCTCCCTGCGCCCCATAGCGCACGATGCCGCAGGTTTTCGCAGGTTTCGGCTCTTTCCAGCTTTCGCGCAATACCTTCGGCTCCTTGCGATAAACGTGGAAAAACGAGTCCTCAATCATTCTGCATTCGATCAAATCGCACCCGCCAAGCTCCCATACCGCGGCTTTCATGTCTTCTGGCTTCACCTTGGCGACCGGCAGGTACAGGCAGAAGTAACCTCCGGTCCTTAGCACCCGCCACCATTCCTTGATGTCTTTCGGTTCCAGTGCCAGCGAAAACACGCAGTCGCAGGACTGGCTCGCAAAAAGCCCGCTGTCTGTCAGTTCGTTCGCCGGCCTGAAATGCGGGAAGATCGGAGTCTTTCCGCAATTAACGTCCAACGCCCGCCCGCGCATGTACGGGACCAAATCCCAACAGATCGGCGAGACTGAATTATCGGCCACGGAATACCCTCATCTTTCGCAAGTCGGGGTAGTCGGACCACTTATACAGGTCAATGGGCGCCATCTTTTTGGGTCATGTGGGCGAGTTCTGCTCGCCACAGATCGGCCCCAGGCTGTTCAGAGTGTTCCTTGAAACATGGAGAACCCCTGGTAAAGTGCAGCAATGAGACTTTATCAGGGATTTTCTCGTATCCTGGCTCTCCAACAAGCCAGTTCCACCTGTTGGGCATTCCCCTGATCTTGTGATCTTCGGCCCACCGGAATTGATGTAGAACAAGCCCAGGAGCAGAATTAACGTATTCTGGAGTCAATTTCGTGCATAGAGCGTTGTTGAACAGCATCACGCTAGACCAATTCTTTCGTTCGTAGCGCGTCTGCTCTTCGCCAAGGAACTTGATTTGGTCTTTTGGCTCGTAGGCTTTATGCTGAACACACCGCACTGAAACGGAGTATTTGTCCATCAAAGTCGCGTATCTGGCGAGTTCTGCCACATCGTCCAGGCAAAGCATGTCGCAATCCATGAACACAGACCAGCCAGAAAAATCGCAAAGATAGGGGACAATGAACCGGCTGATGCTGAAATCAGTGCTCTCGTACTGACCTCT